CTTGGAGCGCGTGACTTCGCCGTCCGCGCCGACCTTGCGCGTGAAGGTCTCAGAGTTCAGTTCGATCGAAACGAACTCGCCATCCGCGCGACCCGACGAGATGGGACGCCCCGCGAACGTGACGCTGACTTGATTCGAGTCGTAGGTTTTCGTTGCCATGTCAGTTGTCTTTCGGCTTCACTGTCGGACAGTCGTCACTTGCTCAGGCCGTGATGTTGCCGGTGATGTCCAGGGTGTGAATCGCGCCCGCGAGGCGTGCGGAGAAGGTCACGCCCGTGAGTCGGCGCGCGGCGCGATCGACCGATGAGACCTCCGACGCGCGCGGGTAGGACACGACGGGCTTGGGGTCGCTCGCGAGCCCTCCCGCATCGACGCCCGCCTGAAGCTCCGCGCGAATCTCCGCCACGACGGAAGCGATGCCGCCGTCCGTGAACGGAACCTTATCGTTGTTGACCTGCACCGCGATGATGCGCTCTTGCATCCGCGCCTTGAGCTTATCGACGAATCGAACCACGTCGATCCACTCGCCCGAAGCGCTCTTGCCGGGGTACGTGATCGAAAGCCCCGCGATGCCCGTGTAGTAGTTCCCGTTCTTCGCGTCCAGCGCGGCGCGTTGGGTGTCCGTGAGAGCGCACGCGGTCACGCCGCTGAGATCCTTGAACGCCCACGTCTCGCTCCCCGGCGTGAGCGGAAGGCATCGACCCGCCCATGCGGCGGCGGGCCATTCCACGTAGAGCCCCGGCGCGAAGATGAGCGCCGTGCGCGCGTAGCCCGCGGCCTTCATCACGTACATCACGTCAGTGATGCTTGAGCCGCTCAGGCATCCCGCATCGGCGGTCTGAGCAACCATCATCTTCTTGTTGGACTCCACCCACGCGGCGGCGCCCGTCGATGCCGTCGCAACCTCTGCCTGAGACTGCGAGTCAAGCAGGAGACAGTACCACTCACCATCCGCCGCGAGGATGTTGCCGAGATCCGTCGCGATGCCGGGGTCCGTCGTCTGGTCTTTGATCGCGAGGTTGAGAACGCCCGCGTTGCTCGTCGTCACTTCGTACGAGTGCAGTTCACCCGCGGAGGATGTACACGCAACCTTCGTGGTGCTCGAACCGTCCGCGGTCACGGGCGCCGCAACGCCGATCGTGTACGTCCCGCCCGTGCCGGACTGCGCGGGAATGACGAGGCTGACGACGCGCTTGTAGCGCTTCGTAGAGGTGACGGTGCTGTTGCCGCCGTTCGGGATGGTGAGGCTCTCCGACTGAGAGTTGCCGTCCGCGTCGAGTCCGGTCAACGTCGCGGTCGTCGCATCCCAGTCCGCGTGCGAGCTCAGTACCAGCGTGATCTTGCGCGCGACCGTCATGTCGCGATAGCCCACCACACCGTTGAGCGCAGCGCCGGAGATGGTCTGATCCGCGATGGCAGAGGCGCCACCGCTCGCGAGGATCGCATCCACGTCCGCAAGCGCGTTGATCGCGGTCGCGAGCCCCGTGCAGACCTCCGCGACGGTCGGGGTGCCATCCGCGGTGTAGGACGCCTCCAGACCGCCGACCTTGACCGTGTAGACCTCACTCGCGGCGGGCGCGGTGGGGGTCAGGTCAACGACCTGAGTGTAGGCCAGCGCGCGCCGTCCGACCTTGAACGATCGCACCGAGGGGTCTTGCGCGAGAAGCGCAGCGGCGATCTTGTAGGTTGGATCCGTCGTCTTGAACCCGTCGGTGATGAGCCCGCCCAGCGATGAGTACGTCCGCACGCGATCCGCGTAGAGCGTGTGGTACGCGGCAATCAGCGGCGTTCCGAACCCCTGTTGAGTCGGAGTGCGCGTGCGCGTCGAGATGTTGATGGTGACGAGATCGGTCAGGAAGCTCATGAGTCGTTACCCATTACCCACTGAGAGAGGGTTGAATGTCGGTGTCAATGCTGGTGCCGTCAGGGCGCGTGATCGTCGCGGTGGCGANGCCGTCAGGGCGCGTGATCGTCGCGGTGGCGACGACCTCAGCGATGTAAGGAACGCGCCCGTCGAGATCGGCTTCGCTCGCGAGACCGTTCAATCGCACATCGAACGTACAACGCGAGATCCAGCGCCCGTCAACTTTCGAGTCGGTTGTGATCGTGTCGCCCACCGTCGCGAGCGCGAGGTCAACGGCAGCAAGCGCGTCCAGCGAGGACGGGCGGTAGAGGCGCGTGCGCGCCCTGTCTGCGATGGCGTGCGCGGTGTAGCCAGGGCGTTGATCGGTGCTCTCAATCGTGACTTGCAGCGTCGCGCCGCGCTGACCCTTGACGGTCGGGGTCATCTCAAGCAGCGGATCCGCGTTCGCGGCGTACGTCCACTCCGTCTCGTCGGTGCCAACGCTGCGAATGCCCACCCAGGACAGCGTGACCAGCGTGCCGTTGTGGCGCGGTCGCGCAGCGTTCTGGAAGACACAGAGCGCAGACTCAACGCCCGTGATCGCGGACGCGAGAGCGCAGAGCGCGGATTCGATGAGAGTGTGGTTCACTCCCCACTCTCCACCGCGAACGTGATGCTCGCTTTCAACTGCCCCGTGTCCACAAGCGCCACACTCGATCCTTTGCGATCGACCGTCTCAGGCTTCAACGGCGGCGGGATGTTGGTGGTGATGCGCGCTTGCATCAAGCTCGCGACCTTCGCGCCGAGTCGCGAGAGCGCAACATCCTCTGTGACCTCGCCGTTGAGCATCTGCGCGCCGAGAACCTCTTGCAGACGATCAATCTCAGCCTTCTCTGCATCTGCCGTCGCGCGGACGAACGAGCGTTGCGGCACACCCGCGGAGGGCGCTCCGAACTCGTGCACCGCGGCGACTTCAACGAGAGAGATTCCGGTTTCCTCTCCGTCTTTGTCCTTTTTCGGACTGTCGGACAGTACACCAACGCGGACGGTCTTGCGCCCCGCCTCGCGCATCCATCGCGCGAGAGCATCCGCGCCAAGGTCCGTGTCGGTGAACTTCGCGCTCACGTGAGGAGTCCCGTCACCGTCTGTCCGACCGTGTAGGGACCGCCGAATCGCTCGCGGCGCATGAGGTTCAGCGTCGTCATGTAGGTCGATTCAGGCTCCCCGCCGTCGCTGTCTGAACGCGAGGACATGCCGCCTGCCTCAACCGAGAGGTTGTGCGCCGCGAGAAGCGCGATGGCATCCTCGCGGCGGTCACCCCAGCGTGGCGACGTGCGACGGTCGGCTTCCGCAAGCGCCGCCGTGACCACGCTGTCCGCGGTTGCGGCGAACGTGGTGTAGCGCGCTTTGAAGGTGGTTGCCGTCCATGTCGTCGCCACGGTGCGCCCTCACGTCATCGCTTGTGGTTGGGTGCCTTGGAAGGGCTGTCAGGGGCCTTGTTGACCGCGTTGGGCATCGTCAGCGCGTCCATCTCTGCGCGCTGTTGCGCGACGAGAGCCTCAAGCTCCGCGATGCGCTCGCGATGCGAATGGAGCGCGGTCAACTCGTGTTGAAGGTCGCGCACGCGCGCCTCCAAGCCGTTGACCATCTCCAGACGCTCCGCGTTCTCGGCTTCCGAGCGCGAGAGAGCCTCGCGCATCGCCGCGAGTTCCGCATCGCGATCGACGTTCACGCGCGCGGCGACGGACTTCTCGTCCGTGGCATCCACCAGGATGAGCATCCCGGCGCCGATGAACTTTTGCACGCCCGAGTTGCGCGGATTGACCTTGCCGGTGTGGTTCGGTTCGATCCCGCACACCGCGCCGCCGTGCGCGTTGATCACGGTGACGAGTGCGTCGCCCTCTGTGGGCAGTTCGCGGCGCGCGCGAATCTGATCGCTCTGCGCGCGCGAGTCTGCCGCCATCTTCTCTGCGAGAGAGAGCGGGCGACCCGCGAGGATGTTGCCCTCGCCGAGCATCACAGACCGTCCATGTAATAGACGCCGAGAGGCTGCTTGACGATCGACCCGCCGCAGAGACCCTCACACGGTACGACCCATTCGAGGTCACGCGGCTGGGGCGGCTGCGCGATGAAGGCGGCAGGCACGATCGCGCCGCAGACCTTCACGTCCTTGACGTAGCTGATGGCGCGCGGTCCCGTTCCGCCCGCGTCCGCAGTCGAGAGGATCGGCCAGGACGCGATCTCCACCGACCGACCCTGAGCGCGCATCGCTTCGGTGAAGAGTTCGGCGACGGTCTTCGATCCGAGCGTGTTCCACGTGCTCGTGATGAGCTGGTGTTGCGCGGTGGGGAGAAGGATCGTGTTCGGCTTCCAGATCTCGTACGACCGCGTGACGGGGTAGTTCGCGAGGGTCAGGAGTTCGTTGAGAAGTTCCTCCCACGTCATCGTAGACCACTCGGCCGAAGCCGCGCCGACGGTGACGTTCGAGTTGTTCGCGAAGCCCTTGATGCGACTGTCCTCGGTGTCGCCGAACGCGACCACGTTGTCGATGACGCGCGCGATCATGAGCGCGGCGGTCTCGGCGCGCTCCGTGTCGAGGTTGATCGCGGGACCGCGACCGCTCCCGTTGTAGTAGTCGAACGCGCGGAGTTCGGCCGTGGTGTATGCGTACGACGCGCCGTACTGCGCGATGGCGCTGGTGTTCTCCGTGAGGCTGATGTTCGCGCGCGGGAGATCGCCGCCCTTGCCTCCGGTGCGCTTGGCGCGCCCGACGCGATCCTTGACCGCGTAGGAGACGGTTGCCGCGCCGATGGGCACGTCCGTCATCACGGGCACGAACTGGAGCGCGCGAAGCTCGGGGTACATCACCTCCGTAGCTTGCTTCTGCACGTAGTCCAGACCGCGCTGGATGATGGCGGTCTCGCCCGCGTCTTCACGGAGTCCGAGTCCGTTGACGAGGTTGCGGTACTGAGGCTTGACCCCGCGAGAGTACG